CTTAAGAAAACTTTCGGCAAATAGTTGAACGAGGGCCTTAAGCATGGCAGAGCCCTCCGAACAAGGAGATTATACCCCCCCCCCGATTGTCTTGAAGAATCGTACCGTGATGTCAGTTAAACGAATACCGTTTACGGAAAACGAGGCACCTTTGCTAATCGGGAACAACATATTAAAACCTTGCCCAGACATTGGACTTACTTGAGAAATTTGGCCGTCTCCTATTTGTGCTTGAATCATAGATCCAACGTTCTCAGTTGTTATATACGCAGATCCACTTATGTTCAAATATCCATCGTTTGGAGCCGTCCCGGTGTAAAGACCATTGGTCCATTTGTCTCCTACCGTTGACGTTCCATTAAACCACTGCGGGGAGGTATAGGTGCTTGAAGCGCTGTGTGCAGCACCTCCTGGTGTAGTCCGAGTATTCAATAATTGTTGAAGCAATTGTTT